AAAGAAAATTGTAAAGGTTGTCTTTGGTACTCTATTAATTTTGATAGTTGCCACTGCTCAATCATTATATGAACCCCAACAGCTGGTTACAGTCACAGGGACTGTACAAAACCCTAACTATCGGTTCAAACCAATAGTGATGAATTATTGTCACTTGGTTATGTTTCCGAGCTTCGGTTGTGGTCCTGATACCCCCGCTTCCCGTAACAACGGTATAGAAGCAGCATGTGGTATTTGGAACCCCGATAGAACACTAGGAGTAGATTTCCTAAAGTGTTCGCCTGAGCGATTCCGATTCTTCAAAGGAGTCGTGAATGAAAAGTTAGTCGACACCACCCCAAAACCAAAACCAATCGTAGTTTTTCCTACGAAGGCACAACCGATACTCGCAAGAGTGGAAGAAGTGCCTGCGCCTTTAACAAGCGCTAAAGCCAAAGAAACTAAGGCTCCAACATTCCTAGATACTATCAAGGAAGACCTTAAGATCGTGCAACCATCCTCTTTAATTAGTGAGGTCCGAGAGGGCGTCAACGAAATTAAGATGGGTTTTGAGAGCATCCACAGGTTTGCGAATTGGATTTCAAAGGAGGAATTTGAGTTTAAACTCTTCTTCCAACACGCCAGAGCAGTAGTGCTAGACGTGATTGATTTCTTAGAGCATCCGATACATAGATTGCTCTCGACCTGGAAGGGCACTGGAATCTTAGTCCTGTTGGTCTTGAGTTTAGTGGTTTTCTTGTTTTGGTTTGTCGTGCGTCCGTTTTTGTATACTCTCAAGTGCCTGTATGGCCTGGCGAAGTTGATATGCAGAGTAATCGCATATCCTTTACGTCCCCTTGGTCGCGCAATTGCACGCTCTTATTGTTGCATGTATTTTTGTGCCTTGAGGCCTTTCATTTTTATCCGCAACACCATATACGGCTTTGTAGCTCGTAGAAGGGATAAGAAACGTTTGATTTTGAATCAACGCAGAGAGGAGGTCAAATTATTAGAAAGATTAACATCGCAACTATACACTGACAAACACGGTGTATATGTTAAGGCTAAGGATAACATAAGAGTTTATCTTGATGACCAGAAGCAAGCTCAGACGCTGTTTCTGGCAGGCAATAATACTCGGGTCGAACGAGATAAGGATCCGATAGTATCTACTGTCAAAGAAACCATTTTGTCGTCTTCGAAACTCTATAAAGTTGATAAAGTACCAGACTTTCAAGCCACTTTTCAAGTGGATGGAAAGATAATCGGCCATTTTTCCAGAATTAAATGGTATGGGCTTGATTGTATGCTAACAGCTTTTCATGTTTTGGACTATAATAGGAATTCTCTTATAGATTTGGTAAAAGGAGATAAGTCAATCGCATTTGCTAGCGTGAACACAAAGATCATAGCAGCATCAAGAACCGACGACTTAGACTTCTTAGTGATGCAAGTTCCACCCTCTGTGTTTTCAATACTAGGGATGAAAATTGCCAAAATCGCGCAGCGTGCACAACCTCGCGAGCCAATCGCTATTTACCAATTCTACGAAGGCAAACCGTGTGTTTCCAGCGCCTCCATTCAAATGAGTCCGGTTAAACCCTGGCACATAAATTATGCAGCGAGCACCATGAGCGGAAGCTCTGGAGCCCCTATTTTGGACACAAAGAACAACATTATAGGTGTGCACCTTGAACACGATAGTGACCAGAAAATAAACGTGGGAGTAATTCCGCCATTATTTAGGTCTGTGAAGAAAGAGTCACCAACTAATGAGGACATAGCTGCTAATCAGCCTGATTTTTATCCATCGGAAGAAGATCGAGCTGCTGCTAGAGCGAAAGCTGAAGAAGAGGAATGGGCGGGTTATGATGAGAAGTATGAGAAGGAAAAGATTGAAGAAGATGAGTACATGGAAATCTTGTACGCCAGCAAGTTGAGTGAGTTCAATGATCGAAAACAACGATCTTGGGCTGATGAAATGGACGAAGTAGACGAACAGTATGCTTTGGACAGTATTGGTGGAAGGTACAGAACTCCGGCTGCAGAACGTTTGGAAAGAAAAGACAAGCACGAGAGGTTTGTCCGTTATCGAGCAAACGTTTACGCTGGCACAGGCGAAGGTGGACACGTAGGTAGTTTGATTAAGAATGATCGCTATCGAAAAGAAAGCCCTTGGACTTGTAGTAAGTGTTTTTGCATCCACGAAACTAGAGCATATACGTGTTCGAATTGTGGTTTTGCTTTGCAACCGGTTACCAAGAAATCTGTGGAGAAGTTGAAACAGAGCATCGCAGCTGCGGCTGAAGTTGTTCCTGAATATTTTCCTGATCTCATAGCTGAGAAGATAATGGGATATCTTAAGAAAGAGGAAGTGATGAACGAACTTGTTCTAGGTATCCGTAAGATGTTTGATGAAGGAAGTTTTGGAAGTGCGAAACTGAGTAAGCGAATAGCTGAAGATGGAACACTCCTAACGCGTGAGTACCGTCACCCAGTCGATGGCAGAGTCCCGCAAGGGGCCGAGCAGGTCAATAAGGTGGAGAAAATATATCCAGTACTCCCAATGACTAGTGCCGCGGCAGAAGCCTACCGGCCAGGCCGCCTGGATGCCGACCTTTTTGCGTCGAGTTATTCCGCAAAGTCGAGCCACCCTCCTGTCTACGTTGCACCAACGCCAACGCCTGGAATTTTCCAGAGCGCATTAATCGAGCGAGTGCCGGGGACAAATAAGGTGGAAGTTCTGAGACCAGCTGCAAAGATTGCTGATCTTAGAATAATCCCAGGACCTGAAGATAGTCGCGAAAACACGCAAGGACCATCTAAAAAGAAGAAACGCAATCGCCCTAAAAGAAACCAAAAGGAGACAATCCCTGCGGTTCCTTTAAACTCCATTGCCCCAGAGAGATCTGGGGGGATTATTACGAGTGGTGCGAACCAACTCCCTTCTCCAACCAATCTGAAGTCATCGGCGTTAGCCGCATTACCTTCCCAGGATGTGGTCGTAAAGAGGAAAGCGAGGCGTGGAAGACGCTCAAAAGCCGTGAAGAACGCTTTAACAAGTACGGTTGGCCAAGTAGGTCAGCCGCTGCTGAGCAAACCAGCTTCAAACTCCAATGCGACAAACACATTACCTCCTATATCATTCCCACTCCCTCCGCAATAGAAGCGTCCAACGAGCGACTATTGCCTCAATACTTGAAACATCTGTTACCAGAACATCTAGTCAAATACGACCGAGAAATTTGGAGCAAAACCATCGATTGGATGAAGCCTTTTCTGAAGGCTGAAGCTAGTCCTGGAGTTCCCTGTGCAAAGATAGCAAATCGAAATGATTTGTTTTTAACATCCATGGGTGAACGCTTCAATGACATCGTGCTCGATAGAGTGGAGAGTATATTGAGTCTGAGCTTAGACCAGATTCGATGTATGGAGCGAAGAGTCAGAATCGACTCAAATTTAGTAGACCCAGTTAGAGTGTTTGTTAAGAACGAACCCCATAAGGTGGAGAAGCTTGAAGAAGGTAGAGTAAGATTAATTATGTCTGTATCACTGACGGACAAGATGATCGAAATGCTCCTTTCTCGCTTCGTTTGTAAGAACGAAATAGCTAACTGGACTCGCATTCCTTCTAAACCAGGCATTGGCTTTACAGCTGATTGTAACACGCAAGTGTTCGAAGACGTTGCGTCGTGGCCAGGACAAATGGCCTACGCAGACGTCTCTGGTTGGGACTGGGGTGTGAAAGCTTGGCAAATCGAAGATGAAGCTGAGACCTTGATTAGGATGATAGAAAATCCGAGCAGGTGTTTCGCTCATTTGATACGAGCCAAGGCGTTGCTGGAGAGTGAGTCGGTTTACCAGTTCTCTGATGGACTTTTAGTCCAACCAACTTTCAAAGGTATTGTCAACTCAGGCAAATACCGTACTTCTAGAGGAAACTCTTTCATGCGAGTTCGAGTAGCGGACCTTATAGGTTCACGAAAAGTTCTTGCGGCTGGAGATGACTCTGTGGAAGCCTTCGTGGAAAACGCGAAAGAGGCCTACGCCTCTTTAGGTATCCGCCTTAAGGAGTATGAGAAAGTTGAAGGAAGCTTTGAGTTCTGTAGTCATCTTTACAAAGAAGGCGAGAATGGGCCCATGGCCTACTCGCTTAATGCGGAGAAGATGGTTATGAACCTGCTTCATACAGAGCCTGCTAATTTCATCGAGTACAAGATGTACATGGTGGGATTTCAAGCAGAACTGGAGACTCACCCTGACTACGAGCATCTACTAACGTTGCTAGAGTCGGTGGGATTTTCCGAGGTGGAGGGGCCT